GGGGCAATGCCAAGGTTTGGGGCAATGCCGAGGTTTGGGGCAATGCCAAGGTTTGGGGCAATGCCGAGGTTTGGGGCAATGCCAAGGTTTGCGGTGATGCCAAGGTCTTTTCTGCAAGTCATGTGTTAGTGATCGGTGCTATTGGTAGCCGGGACGATTTCACAACATTCTTTAGAGATAAAGACAATGAAATTACTGTCAAGTGTGGTTGCTTCCTTGGTAAGATTGATAAATTTCTTGAAAAGGTCACACAAACACATGGTGATTCTAAGTATGCGTTAGTTTACAGAGCAGCAGTTGAGGTCGCAAGATTACAGATTGACCTTTCAGGTGAAGCACCAAAGGATGCTGATGAATAATGAATGATCTTCAATTCATGCCCCATCAGGAAGAAGTGCTGAACCTGACTGATGATAAAAACAGGTGTGCTTATTATTTAGATATGGGACTTGGTAAAACTTTTGTAGGTGCTGAAAAAATGTATTTGCTGAACAATACTGTAAATTTGATTGTATGCCAAAAATCAAAAATTGATGATTGGGTTGATCACATGAAAACGTATTACCCTGAATACAGGGTTATGGACTTGACCAAGAAAAGTGAAGGTGTGAACTTCCGTACACTGGTTGAAACCAAAGACCTGTATGATCAGAACATTCAGATTGTCGGTGTAATCAATTATGATTTGGTATTCAGACGTAAGTATATAGCCCATATAACCGACTTTACATTGTTACTTGATGAATCAAGCCTTATATGCAATGAAAACGCTAAACGGTCAAAATTCATATTGAAGTTACAACCGGAAAGCGTGATCTTGCTGTCAGGTACACCAACAGCAGGAAAGTATGAACGGTTGTGGTCACAGCTTAAGTTGTTAGGTTGGGATATTAACAAGAAAGCCTTTTATGCTTCCTATGTTCAGACAGAATGGATTGAAAACGGTGATGGATACAAGAAAGAAGTAATCACAGGATATAAGCACGTTGAGCATTTAAAGAAAAGACTTACACAGTTTGGTGCAGTGTTCATGAAAACAGAAGAAGTGATTGAACTGCCTGAACAGACTGAACAGAAAATTTTCTTGAAGATCACAAATGAATATAAGTTTTTCATCAAACACAATTACTTGGAACTTGATACAAGGAACTTAGTCAGATTCAAAGACGATTCAGATTTTGAGGGTGAAGATGTAACACCAAGAGTTGAACTGATCGGTGATAATAGCCTGACCAAAACGTTATATTGCAGACAGTTGTGCGGTCAATGGCATAAGGAAAAACTGGAAGCATTCAGGGACTTACTGGAATCAACTGAAGATCGGTTGATTGTGTTTTATAACTTCAATGAAGAACTGACAAGACTTAGAAAAATATGTGAATCACTCAACAGGGAAGTCAGTTTTGTAAATGGTTCAGGACGTTCAATGTATGCATATGAATGTGTAGATAACAGTGTTACATTTGTTCAGTACCAAGCAGGGGCAATGGGTGGTAACTATCAGAAAGCAAATAAGATTGTGTACTTTACGTTGCCACTTGGAAAAGGGTCTTGTGATCTTTGGGAACAATCAAAGAAACGTATACACAGAATCGGTCAGAACAGACCATGTTTCTACTATTACCTACTGGTAAAGGGAAGTTTTGAAGAAAGGAATCTTGCAGCATTGCAGGAAGGAAAGGAACTAACTGATGAATTGTTCACATAATTGTATGATGTGCCGGGTATGGAAGTACATCAAAAAGCATTTTAAGAATTTTGTTATTAAGACAATTATCTTTTTTAACATGTTAAGTCTTATGTACTGGATTGTATACATTGATTACATCATATCATGGCAACCATATGCAATTATGGCATTCAATCTTTTGGTACTGTCACTGATCGGATATGCAAATAAAGACAATGGAGTTGATTTTTTATAGCAGCAGAAAAGAATTTTGAAAACAGGGTAAAAGAATACTTAGATGATTACGGTTGTTGGTGGCTCAAATACTGGGCAGGTGCAGCTTATACGAAGAAAGGCATACCTGATTTACTTGTAAGTTCTGACGGTTATTTTTTAGGGGTTGAAGTAAAAGCACCAGACGGTGAACCGTCATTACTACAGCTTAGAAATTTAAGGAAAATAAGAGAATCCGGTGGATATGGGATTTTACTTTTCCCAAAGGACTTTGAAAAGTTCAAATGGTTCAATGAACACAAATCAAAATCTAACGCTTGGTATCTTTCCAATATTGAAGAACAGAAGCGGTGGAAAATAATGTTAGAAGAAAAGGAGATTTAACAATGACAAGAGAAAAACAGATTGAGTATTTCAAAGGTTGCCTGATGGCAACAGGTCGTGAGGGTACAGAAGATTTACTTGACTTCATCGAAGAACTTGGTTTTTACGATGCCCCTGCATCCGGTGGAAATCACTGCTGTAAAGATGGTGGACTGTTAGAGCATACAGTTAACGTCATGCAGTACGCTGAAAAGATTGGTCTTACACTGCTTGGAAGTGAAGCATATAACAAGATTCACAGCAGCGTGATCATTGCATCAGCATTACACGACCTTGGTAAGTGTGGACGTTATGGAAGTCCTTATTATGTTGAAAACATGGTGCAGGATGGTAGACCGACCAAAAAAAATCCTGAACAGAAGTATAAGAGATCAGAAAGTAAACCGTACAAGATCAGTTCTGATTTGTGCCATATTGATCATCCGTTGAGATCAGTGGAACTTGCAGCACGTTACATTGATCTGACAGAGGAAGAAGAACACGCAATTTTTTATCATGACGGTGCTTATGGAAGTCTTGCGTATGATCTGAAAGGTCATGAAGAACCATTGCAGGTGATCATTCATTTTGCAGATTTTTGGTCAGCACAGTTTCTTGAGGTCGGAAAACTGGAAAAATTCAAAGATCAGGATGTGACAGAATCCGATCAGAAAGGTGTGGAGTAATGGAAGATATTAAGACAGCAATAGATAGTGCGTGGAATGCATACCGGGAACGGTTCGGTACAGATGCCAAACTTGAAGAAGGTGATCAGGTTGCAGTTGTCATGAATAATTGTGTACTGGTTATCAGCTTACAGGATGCAACACTTAAATATGATTTTATCGGTGGTAAACCTTTACAGGTTGATCATACATTAAGAATTTATGAAAGTGAGGGTAAATAAATGAGTAGTGCAAAGAAACACAAACAGAGAAGTCACAGAAGTTACAGAAACAGTGTTGCAACAGCTGAACATTTTCAGAACAGACAGATTTTGAAGGTGTCACAGCAGAAAGCAATGAAAGAAAAGAGCAATCTTTTTACTAAGTTAATGGGCTTATTCAAGAAAGGAGATAAATAAACATGGCACAGAAAGTTTTAATTATGGGTGAATCCGGTACAGGTAAAAGTACAAGCCTTAGAAATTGTGACCCGGCAACAACAGCGGTTATCAATCCGGTAGGTAAACCGTTACCGTTCAAGAATCACTTTGAAATGCTGAACAATGAAACAGATGCAAGAAAAATTGTGAAGTACATGAAAGAACAGTGTACAGCAGGTAAGAAGCTGTTGGTGGTTGATGACTTCCAGTACATTCTTGCAGTACCGTACATGAACCGTATCAAAGAAACTGGGTGGGAAAAGTACAATGATTTTGGTGCGAACTACTTTGAAATCATTGACTGTTGCAAAGACTTACCTGATGATGTTGTAGTCGTTTATATGACCCATTTGGAAACTTTAGATAACGGTCTTACAACTGTTAAGCTGATTGGTAAACTGTTGCGTGAGAAGATCACCATTGAAGGACTGTTTACCGTTGTACTTAGAACTGGTGTGAATGAAGCCAAGTATTACTTTTACACACAGAACAGCGGAAAAGATACAGTAAAATCACCGCTTGGAATGTTCACCGCATACGCTATTGACAATGATCTGAATTATGTTGTTGACAAGATCAGAAATTATTATGAACTTGGTGATTACAAGTCAGATGATGAAATGAATGCTGCTGATCAGGCGGTTGCATCTGATCTTGAAAAACCTGACAGCAAAGGCAGAAGAACAAGAGGTAAAAAAGCTGAATCTGCAACACCAACAGGTGCAAAGGAAGAAAAGACTGGAAGAACACGTAAGAGTAGGGCAGAAGTTCAGGCAGAAAATGAACAGAAGATTGCTGATCACATGGATGAAGTTGACAAGGCTATTGATCAGGCTTTTCCGGGACAGGAAGAAGTACCATTTGATGAAGCAATGGATGTTGCCGATAAAGTACCGAAACCGGATTTACAGAAACCACCAAGAAGAACACGTAAGGAAAGAAATGCTGAAAAGTCTGAACCTGTTCAGGACGGTACAACGAACACTGATTCTGAATCTGTCACACTGAAAGCAGATGCATATTTTTATGTTCCGGCTGATGATAACTATGTGATGAAGCATAAGGGTGATACGGTTGACCTGATCGTTGATGGTGTTGAGGTTATGAAGGTAATCACAAGAGAAGAATTTAATGCAGGAATCAAAAGACTTGCACAGGAAAACAACACTGTACCTGCTGACGCACAGACCCCGGCTGAACCTTTAGACGGTGCTATGAACACACCTGAACAGCACGTCAGAGGTCAAAGACGAAGAAGAACAAGATCATGATTGCATTAAATATTTTTCTTGCAGTCATGGCAGCATTCTTTGGATTCGGTTCAGTGGGTGACAGGATTCAGAAAAATAGGGATAATTATACAAGGGTTTGTATTGCTTGTATCATAGCAATTATAATCATAAATTTATTTTAAGAAAGGTTAAATGGTGAAAAATTATGGCAGTAGATTTTAGTGCATTCGATGAACAGGTTGATCTTAACGCATTACAGAAAGAGGTTCAGGAAGCAGACGATTCACAGTTTGAAGATGTACCGGATGGGGATTATGATGTAAGTTTTGATAAAATGGAGATCAAGCCAACAAAGAAAGGTGACAAGCTGATGTTTTCCGCACAGTGCAGCATTTTGGAAGGTAGTCAGAAAGGTAGAAAGATTTTCTTCAACCGTACTATTTCCGGCAACACTTCACAGAAGTGGACTAATGGCATGGCAATCAAATCTGTTTGCACATGGCTTGATAAACTTGAAACAGATACAGTACCGGAATTTATCAACTACAGTGATTTTGCTGATTGCGTACTTGATATTTTTCAGGAAGTACAGGGTAAAGTTGGTGCAGCAGTTACCTATAAGGCTGATGACTTCAATCCAATTACTATCAATGAAGCATTCGATATGTAAAAATTTTTAATTTAAAAGTAGATAAAACATCTACTTTGCGGTAAGATAACACTTAAGGCGGTGTGTAAAACGCACACCGCTTTTTCAAAAAAAAAAGTGGGTGATTTAGTAAATGATATTCTACGATTTTGAGGTTTTTGAAAAGGATTGGCTTGCTGTATTCATTGATGTGACGAAGAAGAAAGAACACGTGATAATCAATAGCCCTGATAAACTAAAAGCCTTATATGAAGCAAATAGAAAAGATATATGGGTAGGATTTAATAACCGTCACTACGATCAGTACATCATGAAAGGTATTCTGCTTGGTATGAATCCTAAAAAGATCAATGACTGGATTATCGTTGACAATAAAGAAGGTTGGCAATATTCAAGAGCATTCAATAAATTACCCATGATCAACTATGATGTAATGCCAAGCAACGATGAAACCATGAAAACAGTCGGATTGAAAACAATGGAAGGTTTTCTTGGTTCAAACATCAAGGAAACTGATGTTGATTTCCGTATCAAAAGGAAACTGACACCGGAAGAAATAGAACAGACGGTTAAATACTGTAGGCATGACGTAGAACAGACGATCAAGGTATTTCTTGAAAAGGTCAGTGAGTTCAATGCAGTTCATGGAATTATACAGGCATTTCCAAAAGAAACTTCACTGTATGACATTGGAGATAGTGAAGCCCGGATAACAGCAAAGGTTCTTGGGTGTTCAAAAACTAATTTTGGTGATGAATTTGATTTCTTCTTTCTGCCATGCCTGAAATTGAAAAAATATAAATATGTTCAGGAATGGTTTGCGGAGAAAAGAAAAGAAGCCCTTGAAATGGGGTTACAGGATTTTGACAAGAAAGATAAAAAGACTTGGTATAAGTCACAGAACTTTGAAACGATTGTTGCAGGAATACCGCACACATTTGGTTTTGGCGGTCTGCATGGTGCATCTGATAAGCCGATACATCGGAAAGGTCAGATTCTTCATGTAGATGTAAATAATTACTATCCGTCAATGCTGATTGCATGGGGACTTGTAACAAGGGCAGCAACCAATAACAACTTCAAACTGGTGTATGACACAAGAAAAGCTATGAAAAAGAAACAGGTTGCAGCAGCTAAAGTCGGAAGAAAGGCAGAAGCAAAGCAATGGAAAAAAGCACAGTTGCCGTATAAGAAGATGCTGAATGCACTTTCAGGGGCAATGAAAGATGAAACCAATGCTGCATATGATCCACGTAATAACAACTGTATGTGTATCAACGGTCAGTTGATGTTGCTTGATCTGATTGAGCATTTGGAAGTTGTGCCGGGACTTGAACTGATTCAGTCAAACACTGACGGTTTGATCATTTGGATTCCTGACACTGATGAAGCCTTTGAAATGGTTGATGATATTTGTTGGGAGTGGGAACAGCGTTGTTCTACTGAACAATGTTCAATCTTGCTTGAACTTGACAATATATCAGAAATCTATCAGAAGGACGTAAACAATTACCTTTGGATTGGTACTGATGGCGGTGTTGAAAGAATTGGTGCTTACGTCAAAGAACTTTCTGCTATTGATAATGACTTACCAATACTGAATAAAGCGTTGGTTGACTACATGGTGAAAAAGATACCTGTTGAACAGACAATCAATCAGTGTGATGACTTGATTATGTTCCAAAAAATAGTGAAGCTGTCAAACAATTATAACTGGGTTGAGCATGAACATGGAACTGGTCAGATCATTAAGACAACAAAACACCGGGACGGTACACGAACAGAAGTGTGGTCATATCCTACCACACAAAAATATACTTATAAATCTTATCGTGTGTTTGCTTCCAATCGTGTTACAGACGGTAGGTTGTTAAGACGTAAGGTTGTAAAACCAAAGGGTGAAAAATTTGGAAACACACCTGATCACAGTTTCATTTATAACGATTCTGTAATTGGGGTTAAAGTACCACCGGAATTAGATAAGCAGTGGTACATAGATTTAGCAAGAAAAAGACTGAAACAATTTGGTATTGCAGCATAATACCGGAAAGGTGGGAACATGACAGACATTACAATCAAATATGATCATGGTCAGATGCTTATTCATCTTGAAGAATTTCTTTCATGTAGAAGTATCTCAAAGGTTCGTAAGCTGATTAAGTTAATCAATCGAAGTGATAACCCTGACATTGTGAATCAGATCAAAGATCACATTCAGTACAGAATGGAAGGGTTGGACAATATTACAATGATTACCGAAAACAGGATTGAGCGGAATAAGGCAGAAATGAAAGATGCTGAAATGAACGTGCAGCACTGGTTATATTTGCGGTCACAGCATAAGAAAGGTAGTAACGGTTACAAGCATTACATGACAAATGTGAAAGAAAGTCGGGACACATTGAAAGAGAAAAAGGCAGATTTGAGATCAGCCGAAAAGGAATATAAGGACAGCATCAGGGACAAAGAATTTTTCAGTAAATTGCTGTCAGAAGTATTTAGTTAAAGGATGGTGAAACAGGATGTTGTACAAAGGGTACATAAAGACAAAAGGCAAGAAAGCAATCGAAGCATTCAAAGACCGGACAAAATACCGCACTTATGACGAAGTGAAGAATCTTGAAGGGTTCGGTGGTGTTCTTGCTGATGATACCATCCTGATAGATATTGACGATGCTGAACAGTCTGAAATTTTAATGAACATTGTGGAAGAATATCAGCTTGATTGCCGGGTGTATTGTACAAGCCGGGGCAGACATTTTTTATTTAAGAATCATAGTATTACAAGGAACAGGACACACGTACCGCTTGCGGTTGGTCTGACAGCAGATATAAAACTTGGTACACGTTCATCATATGAAGTAATCAAGATTGACGGTGAAGAACGCTTTATTGAGTGGGACATTGAAGAAGGTGGAACATATCAGGAAGTTCCAAAATGGTTGTTCCCGGTTCGTACAGCGGTTGACTTTCTTGATATGGATGCAGGTGACGGACGCAATCAGGCATTATTCAATTATATCCTGACACTTACATCAAATGATTTTAGTGTTGATGATACAAGAGAATGTATCAGAATTCTGAACAGATTTGTACTGAAAGAACCGTTATCTGATGATGAACTGGAAGTGATTCTTAGGGATGAAGCATTTCAAAAACCTGTATTCTTTTGTGATAAGACATTCCTGTTTGACCGTTTTGCAACATGGCTTAAGAACAATGAAAATGTAGTCAGTATAAGTAATCAGTTACATATCTATCAAGATGGGATTTATCAGGTTGGGTACAAGGCTATTGAAACAGCTATGATCAATCAGATACCTAACCTGAAAAAGACACAGCGAAGAGAAGTATTAGAGTATATGGAACTTATAGCTGATGAAAAAGCACAGGCAGATGCACGTTATATAGCATTCAGGAACGGTGTGTTGGATATTGTGACCGGACAGATGCAACCATTCAGCCCTGATTTGGTTATTACAAATCAAATACCTTGGGACTATAACCCGGAAGCCTACAGTGAACTTGCTGATGATACACTGAACAAATTAGCTTGCGGTGATCAACCGATCAGGGCATTACTGGAAGAATGTATTGGCTATTGCTTTTATCGCAGGAATGAACTTGGTAAGGCATTCATTCTTACCGGTGATAAGTCAAACGGTAAAAGTACATTTCTTGATTGTGTCAAAGCAATCCTTGGTGATGGGAATATATCAGCACTTGATCTTAAGGAATTAGGGGACAGGTTCAGCACATCAATGATGTTCGGAAAACTGGCAAATATCGGTGATGACATTGGTGATGACTTCCTGCAAGGTTCACAGGTAGCAACATTCAAGAAAGTAGTTACAGGTAACAGAATCAAAGCAGAAAGAAAAGGGCAAGACCCTTTTGAGTTTAACCCTTATGTGAAGCTGCTGTTTTCAGCAAATGACATACCAAGAATGAAAGATAAGACCGGGGCAGTTCTTAGACGTTTGGTGATTATTCCATTCAATGCAAGATTTACAAAGTATTTACCAAGTGGTGAGATTGACCCGGATTACAACCCTTATATCAAGTATCAGTTGGTTGAACAAAGTTCAGTCGAATATCTGATCAGAGTAGGTGTGGAAGGACTGAAAAGAATCATTGAAAACAATGAGTTCACCAAGTCTGAAAAAGTGGCTGAACAGATTGATGAATATGAAAATGAAAATAACCCAATCAAGGCATTTATTGATGAATGCGGTGTTGAAATGATTGAGGATGAACCAACAGGTGACGTATACAGCAGGTATCAGGTGTTTTGTGCTGATTGTGGTATGCAACCAATGTCAAACATCGTGTTCAGTAAGCAGATCAATAAGCGGTTGGGGTTTGAAACAGTAGTGACTAAGGTAGGCGGTAAGTCTATCAGGATATTCAGAAAGGTGTGATGGTATGGAAAAGTTAGTATTAACAGGTACGGTTTGTTTTTGCGTTGGTCTTACGGTTGGGTTAATCCTTGGTGCTGTAGTAATGGCATTAGCTGTTGCAGCAAAAAAGTACAAACCAAAGACGAAGGAGATTGATGATTGTTGGGGTTGTTTCGGTGCTGCAAATGGTGATTGCGATCACTGCCCGGTGAAAGGAGAGGAGTAATAAGGATGAAGAATAAAGAGAAGTATGCAAAAGAGATTGTGGAGCTTGCTTGTGATGGTAATAGAATTGCTATTGTCAGAAAAACAGGGGAATTTAGATCATGTTATGAAACACCGTGTAGAGAATGCTTGTTTCATTCTTGTAATACGGAACAATGCAAAGAAAAAGCAAGAGAATGGGCAGAGTCAGAGTACATCGAAAAGTCAGTGATAGTAATCAGTAAGAAAGACAGAGCGTTTTTGGAGTATCTTAAAGAAGAATTCAAATACATTGTAAGAGATAAAGATGGTGCTTTATTTGCATATAAAAACCAACTTACCACTTGGTTTAGGTTAGATTGTCGTTTTGATGTATGCTTCCCAATGATTAAATGGGAAGGTAATGAAGAGATATGGTCAATCAAAGATCTGAAGAAGTTAGAAGTGGTGGAAGAGTATGAAGAAAATTCCAGGTAATGAGTATCTTAATGGTGAATTTCATGGTGCAGACGGTGGCTCGTGTTAAGAAAGGAAAGATGTAAATGTACAAAAATAGTGAAGGATATGTTGACCCAACAGCAGGTGCAGCAATGGCAACGGTTAAGCGTGAAGAAAATGCAGAACTGGCAGACCGCAATCATAAACTGATTTATGCGATCAGGAATGTTGTTGATCTTGCCGGGTTTGAGATTGTTGGAAGGGTGACATTGAAACATAAAAAATCAGGTAAGGTGTTTCATTAGTTCGATACACCAATTAGTGCTGTTGTGGTAGTGGTTACGGTAAAGTTACAGTTGGTTACGGTTAAGGGTTACGGTTGAAACCCTTGTAAATACTGGCGGTTACGGTTGTCTACGGTTAAAAGTACATTCTTTAATAATTAGTATTTTATGATAGTATAGAACTTAGTAAAAATAAGAATATATAAAGAATAGAGTTTTAACCGTAACCGTAGAAACCGTAACCTTCCTTGATTTATAAGGGTTTGAAGCACTTTTTTAGGCTATTTTTAACCGTAACCGAAGTGTAACCAACCGTAGAAAGTGAGGTAAAAATGAGTGATCAGAAGAAATTAAGTGCAAGGGAATATCTGAAACAGCTTGAAGTGTTAGATATGCAGATAAATGATGATATTGCCACGCTGTCAGATATGAAAATGAATGTATGCAGTGCAGGCGGTATTGATTACAGCCGGGACAAAGTGCAGACTTCACCTGTAGGGGATAAGTTATGTAAGGATGTAGTGAGGTATACCATGTTTGACCAACACATCAATGAAGAAATAGATCAGTTTGTTGATGCAAAGAAGCAGATCATTAAGGAAATCCGGGGATTGCGTGACAAGAATATGATTCAGATTCTTACAAAAGTGTATGTGCAGTTTAAAACAGTCAAGGTTGCTTCACAGGAAATGAAAAAATCTTATTCATATACCGTAGAACTGCATAATAAGGCACTTTTAGCGTTTGAAGATACCTATAAAAACCTTACATATCTGACATAAAACCAATTATTTCATATTTGACAAATACAAGCTGACCTTTTATAGTGTATGCTGTACAAAAATTTTTGCAGGTAATTTATTATTACCTGCAAATTTTTTATGCAAAATTATATTGATTATTGTCTTATGTGCTGCAAGGGTGCTAAAATCTCCTACCTTGCAGCACTTTTTGTTATAAAAATAATAGAAAGGCGGTGTTGTTATGGCAAAAAAAGGCAAATTAACTGAAAAGCAGCAACGTTTTGTTGATGAATACCTGATTGACCTGAATGCAACACAGGCAGCTATTAGGGCAGGTTATTCAGTAAAAACAGCGGATGCAATCGGATGTGAAAACTTGACAAAACCTAATATTCAACAGGCTATTGCTGAACACATGGCAGAACGGTCACGAAGAACCGGAGTGAATCAGGATAGGGTTGTATTAGAACTTGCTAAGATTGCATTTGTCAGAATGACAGACGTTGTTGACAGTAACGGAAGAATCAAACAGGATGCATCTGCTGACGATCTGTCTTGTATTGAATCAATCAAATATAAGGAATCTGATAATGAATTTGGTGGAAGTGTTGAAAGAGAAGTCAAGATTGCTTCCAAGATGAAAGCCCTTGAACTGCTTGGTAAACATTTAGGTATGTGGAATGATAAGTTAGATGTGAATGTGACAGCCCCTATTGTTATTTCAGGAGCAGACGCACTTGAGGACTAAATACAGGCAGCCATCAAGTCAATATGTATTTGGTTATCAGAAGTTCATTCTGATGCCGGAAGATTACAAGGCTACAAAGTCCGGTAAGGTCAATGTGAAATTGCCGGAAGTAGTCGGTAAGGGTTACGGTACATTTTGGCGATGGAAAGGTAGATACCGGGCAGTCAAAGGTTCACGTGCATCTAAGAAGTCAAAGACTACAGCATTATGGTACATCACAAATATGATGAAATACCCTGATGCGAATACCTTAGTTGTCAGAAAAACTTACAGAACACTAAAGGATTCCTGTTTTACAGAACTGAAATGGGCTATACATCGACTTGGTGTTGATGCTTTTTGGGATATAAAAGAATCACCACTTGAAATGACGTATAAGCCAACAGGTCAAAAGATTTATTTCAGAGGACTGGATGACCCACTGAAAGTAACATCAATCACTGTTGATCAGGGTGTATTGTGTTGGATGTGGATTGAAGAAGCATATGAAATTAGTTCAGAGGATGATTTCAATATGCTTGATGAATCTATTCGTGGTGCAATCCCGGAAGGTTCAGACCTGTTCAAGCAGATCACCGTAACATTCAACCCTTGGAATGAACACCATTGGTTGAAGAAACGGTTTTTTGATAACCCTGACGATGAAACACTTGCACTTACCACCAATTACAAGTGCAATGAATGGTTAGATAAAGCCGATCTTAAGGTTTTTGAAACCATGCGGAAACAGAACCCAAGACGTTATGCAGTGGCAGGTCTTGGTGATTGGGGTATTGTTGATGGTCTTGTATATGAGAATTGGCATGAAGAAGCCTTTACATTGGAACAGATCAGACAGCAATACAAGATTGATTCAGCCTTTGGTCTTGACTTTGGTTATACAAATGACCCATCTGCATTGTTTTGTGGATTCATTGACACGAAGAACAAAAAGATATTCGTGTGGGATGAAATGTATAGTGCAGGTCTTTCCAATGAGCGAATATATCAGAACATCAATGATATGGGCTATGCAAAGGAAAGAATCACAGCGGATTCAGCAGAACCAAAGTCTATTGATCAGCTAAAGGGTTATGGTCTTAGGGTCAAAGGTGCTGAAAAGGGTAAGGACAGTATCAACAGCGGTATTCAGTTTATTCAGGACTTTGAAATCATCATACACCCAAGATGTGTGAATTTCTTGACGGAGATCAGCAACTATACTTGGGACAAGGACAAGTTCGGTAATAAACTGAACCGCCCTATTGATGACTTCAATCATCTTATGGACGCAATGCGGTATGCATTAGAAAAATATATCAAGAAAGGCAGCGGTTGGTTATACAAATAGCTGTATGGTTAAAATCATGAAAATAAAGATTCACAATGATGTATGGAAGGTCAAACTGGTGGATGCGAATGCAAAAAAAATGAACCCTGACCCAAACAGCTATAATTTTGGGCTGACCGAATATAAGGAACTTCTGATCAGCATTATGGACGGACGTTCTGAATCAGTAACACGTTCAACACTGATTCATGAATTGGTTCATGCTTTTCTATTTTCATACGGTCATACGGTTGAGGGTGAAGAAGCAATGTGTGATTTTTTCGGTGTTCATGGGGATGAAATAATTGACCTTACAAATAAGATTATAGAAAGGTGGGGTGACAGGTGCTTACAGTCGAAGAAATAAAAATGTTCATTGATGAAGATACTGCATCAGTGAAAAAGCATTTTGCAAGAGTAGGTGAACGCTATTTTGACGGTGATCACGATATTAAAAATTACAGAATGTTTTATTTTAATTCTGATGGTCAACTTGTGGAAGATACAAGCAGGGCAAATGTAAGAATACCACACCCATTCTTTAAGGAACTGACAGAACAGGGTACACAATACACCCTTTCAGGTTCAGACGGTTTTGTATTCAGTGATGTGCCTGAATTACAGAGTGAACTTGATGCAAGATTCAATAACAATGATGATTTTATTGATGAATTGTCAGAAACACTTACAGACTGTCAGACAAAAGGTTTTGCTTATATGTACGCTATGAAAGACAGCACTGACAAGCTGAAATTCACGTGTGCTGACAGTATCGGTGTTGTGGAAGTAGAAGCACGATTTGCAGAAGATAAGAAAGACCATGCAATTTACTGGTACGTTGACCGGGTTGACAAGGAAGGTCACAGAATCAAGAAAATCATGGACTGGGATGATGAACAGGTTGTTTATTATGTTCAGACAGATGAAGGGGAAATACAGCTTGACGATAAAGCCAAGGTGAACCCAAGACCGCATATACTGTATCAGGTTGATGGTGATGATAATACTTATATTGATTCACTTGGTTTCTTGCCATTCTTCCGGTTGGATAATAACAAGAAACAGTTCAGCAACCTGAAAGCAGTAAAAGACCTGATTGATGATTATGACCTTATGGCATCCAGTCTTTCCAATAACCTGATTGACTTTGACCATCCATTATATGCAGTCAAAGGGTTTGAAGGTGATAACCTTGATGAATTGCAGCAGAATCTTAAAACAAAAAAGATTGTCGGTGTCGGTTCAGATGGTGGTATTGAAGTACATACAGTAGATGTACCGTATGAAGCCCGGAAGGTTAAGTTGGAATTGGATGAAAAGAACATATATCGTTTTGGTATGGGGCTGAACTTGTCAGGTCTGAAAGATACATCTGCAACAACCAATATTGCAATCAAGGCAGCCTATTCACTGCTTGATCTTAGATGTAAACACCTTGAAAGGAATATCAAGCGGTTCTTGCGTAAGATCGTGGCGGTGTGCATTGATGAAATCAATCAGCAGAACGGTACAGATTATCAGATCACAGATGTTTATTTTGAGTTCACCCATGAAGTAATGAGTAATGAACAGGAAAATGAACAGAATGAACTTACAGAAGCACAGAAACAACAGGTACAAATCAACACCCTGTTGTCACTGGCACAGATTTTTGGTGATGATTTGACGATTCAGTATATTTGTGATGTTCTTGATATTGATTATGAAGATGTGAAGGACAAGTTGCCGGATAATGAAGCTGATAAGGTGCAGCAGGTGCAAGATGATCTTGATTCTATTATACCGGATGATGAAGGTGGTGGAATAGGTGAACAAGGCACAGAAGGAAGTACAACAGGCACAACTTAACGATGAAAAGAAAGTAATCAAGCTGTTAGAACGGGTATATGAACAGGCGAAAAAGGATTGTGAACAAAAAATCAGGGAACTGTCAGCAAGGACAGACCTTGAAAATCTGCAAAGCATCATATACCAAAAAGAATATCAGCAGATTATGGTTGATCAGATTGAATCAATCTTGTATGACCTGCATGAAGGACAGTTTACAACAATAGCTGATTATTTACAGCAATCGTACATAAACGGTTATGTTGGTATGTACTATGACCTGCACCTTAGTGGTATACCTTTGGTTGTTCCAATCAACCAAGATCAGGTTGTCAAGGCAGTTCGTACAGACAGTAAATTGTCAAGCGGTCTGTACACCAAACTTGGTGAAGATGTTGGTTACCTTAAGCGGTCAATTCGTGCTGAACTTTCAAGAGGGATTGCAAGCGGTTCAACATGGAATGAAATGGCATTAAGAATTGCCAAGGGTATGAACAGCCCTTTTCGTAAAGCATATAACAATGCAATACGGATTGCCCGGACAGAAGGGCATAGAATACAGAATGAAGCAGCCCTTGACGGTCAGCATGGGGCTAAGAAAAAGGGTGCTGATATAGTCAAACAGTGGGATTCCACACTTGACGGACGGACAAGGGATGAACACCGGGAATGTGACGGACAGATCAGGGAAATTGATGAACCGTTTGATGTTGGCGGTGAGAAAATGCAAGCACCGGGTGTTGGCGGTTCTGCAAAGAACGTTTGTAACTGTCGGTGCTGTCTGCTGCAACGTGCAAAATGGGCTTTAGACGATGATGAACTAAAGACCTTACAAGAACGTGCAGCATTCTTTGGATTGGATAAAACACAGTCGTTCAACGACTTCAAACAGAAATATTTGAAGTTACCTGACAATGCTGATACAATGAATGTGAAAGAATATGATGTGTTGGCACACACCCAAAAGCTAAAGGGTGCAATGAGTAATTCAGACTATGATGAATACATGAAGATTCTGACTGAACACAGTAATACGTCACTTCAAAAATTGTATGCAAAGTATGCCGATAAAATCAACGGTGTAGCATACGGAAAAAATGGATATTATACACCACGTGACAATAAACTTGTGTTTTCATATCCAGCGAAGAAATATATTGATGGTGGAAAAAGCAAATATGGAACATTAGCACATGAGTACGGTCATTATTTTGACGCAAAAGCTAATTACGATAATACACATTTTTCAGAACTTAATCTTATTAACGGAAAAGTTAAATGGTGTAAGCTGTCAAAGGTTGCAAGTTCATCTGATGAATTTCTTGTTGCTGTAAGAAAAGATAGGGATTTTTTAAAATCAATTTTAACTGATGAAGTGAAAGAAGATTTTAGAAATAATCATGCAAGTGCAGGTGTTCAAGATGCTATTGACGGATTACTCGGAGAACGTATAGCATGGGGGCATGGAGATAAATATTATAATCGTCAATACAGTTCGATGAAACGTCTTAAGGAGCATAAAGGTTTACAGGCAGCATATAAAGAACTTGGTATTGATGCAAGTAATCTTAGCAAGGTAGCGAATGAATGTAGGGTTTATGAATCTGCATCTGAAATGTGGGCTAACATCATGGGTGCAGAAGTCAATGGTGGCTCTGAACTGGAATATGTGAAGAAGTACTTGCCAAACAGCTATGAAGCATTCATTGAAATTCTGAAAGGGGTAAAATAATATGAATGAGAAATTACAGAAAGCACTTGAAAGGTATAAGGAAAAATTTAATGATGATTTTCCAACTATTCCGTTTGAAAGTCAGGAAGATGAAGAAATCATTGACATTATTGATGAATGTATCGAAGAAAACAAAGACGTTTATGATCTTGGGTACTTATCACTTGACGATATAATGTATTAAAAAGCAAAGGTACAGAATTGTATACCTTTGCTTTTTTATTACCTATATGACCATTATATGAGGTCAGAAAGGGGGATAAAAGGAACATGAAAGCGTTGCACATTCACTTGGTACTGTAGAAAGGTATGGTGATCCTGATTATCTCCCAACTATGGGTTAAATAGTATTTTTAAGGCATCCGCAGGGGTGTCTTTTATTTTGTCCGAAAAAGGCTTATGACGTTTAAACTGCTGCTGAAATGACCCCTACAACATGGGATATAAACTGTTGACCGTTTCCGGTGACACCGGATATAAAAACATGACGGAGAAAGGAAGAAGAACATGGAATTTTTAAAAGCATTTTTTGGTGATAAGGCTATCACCTATAATGAACTAGTACAGGCAATCAATGCCTATAACGGTGATGAAAAGAACAAAGAGAAGCTGATCAAGATGGTCAACCTTACTGATGGTGGTTATGTGTCTAAGGACAAATACACCAACCTTGAAACTGACCTTTCCGGTAAGACTACAGAACTGACCAAGGCAAACAACCTGATTGAAGAACTGAAAAAGTCAGCCGGGAAAGACGAAGAAACACAGCAGAAAATCACTGCATATGAAACAGAGATTGCAGACCTTAAGAAAGAGAATGCAGAACTGAAAACAGAAAATGCATTGAAATTTGCGTTGGTTGCAGCAGGTGCGGTTGATGTTGATTATCTTGTATTCAAGGCAAAGGAAAAAGGTGAAATCAAACTTGGTGATGATGGAAAAATCAAGGGTGAAGATGATCTGATTTCAGGTCTTAAAACACAGCATCCTACCATGTTTGAAGCATCCAATGGCAATCAGCAGCAGAGTGGTAGCAGAAAGATTCTTGAAAACAACCTGCCGGGTGGGGATAAAGACAAGACAGTTACCAAAGAACAGTTCCTTAAGATGGGATTCAATGAAAGAATGAAACTCAAAGAGGAAAACCCGGACTTATTCAAACAGTTAAATACACACTAAGAAAGGTTAAAAAGGTGAAATTAAATGGCAAGAACAGGTAATTTTGGAGGTTTTGCGTTTGATGAAGAAGTCTTTACAGGTATGATGAAGGAAGCCGACTATTGGAGAAATCCAATTATTGCATCAGGTATTGTGCAGGAAGATCAGAGTATTATGAATCTGATCGGTGAAAAAGGTAATGTTGCAACAATTCCGATCTATAAACCGCTTGATGCGAATGAAAGCGGAATGGGTGCATTAAACAATGACGGTATGACGGATAATACACCTGTTGAAATTGGTGGAGATAAACAGACTTGTATGCTGATTCAGAGAATGAAAGCATTTAAGGCTAAAGACTTTACAAAGGAATTAACTGGTGCTGACCCAATGACACATATCAGAGATAAAATCGCAGGATATTATGGTCAGGTGTGGGAAAATGAGTTAATGAATATCAGCAAAGCCGTACTTGGTGTAACAGAATTAAAAGATCATGTACTTGATCTGAAAACCAAGTCTATTGAAGCAGGTACAATCTACGATGCGGAACAGGCAGCACTTGGTGATATGGCAGGTGGTCTTGGTCTGCTTGTAATGCATTCCATGATCTACAAAGAGTATCAGAAGATGGGTATGGTTGACTTTGACAAGTATGTGATCGGTAATGTAATTCAGAAAGAGGTCACTTTACCGACTATTGCAGGTAAGCACGTTCTTGTGACAGACAGAAATACAGTTACAGGTACGGGTACTGATGCTGTATTCAGTACGTTCCTTTTTGGTGAAGGTGCATTTTTATCTTGTGATAAGAAAAATTATGAAAATCAGTATACAACAAATTATGACCCTGAATCATCCGCAGGTGTTGAGAAGTTCTACACAAAACAGGGTAAGGTGCTGCATCCGAACGGTCTTTCTTTAGCAGTTGATAATATTGCAAAAGAATCACCAACATTTGCAGAACTTGGTACAACAGACAACTACAGACTTAAGTTCAATACAAAGAACGTTAAGATGGGTCTTATCAAGTCCAAGGTCGGTACAGCAGTTGTCTAAGAAAGGGTGATCTGATGATATTAGCAGTTGATGAAGTGATGAAATTGCCTGAATTTGCAACGCAAAATGAAAAGGTAATTGAAGAAAAACTGAACGCTGCTGAACTTATGATCAGAGCATACACAAACAACAATTTTCAGAATCGGTTTGTTCGGTTCACCGCTGACAGTTTGGGTAACAGACTGCTTGGAACGTCAGATTTTTTGAAAGTAGGTGATACAGTTCAGATTTCTCAGTCAATGGTGAATGATGGATTGTATAAGATCACTGAACTTGGTGATGATTTCATCAGAGTTGATCAGGAGTTGTACAAAAGTACAAACCTGATCACTAAGGTGGAATACCCTGCTGATGTTCGTGCAGGTGTACTTGAATTACTTAAGTGGGACATTAAGAATAGACCGAAAACAGGGGTCAAGTCTGAAACACTGTCAAGATACAGTGTGACTTACTTTGATCAAGACGCTAACAATCAAGTTATGGGCTATCCTGTTGCCTTACTTGGATTCTTAAAGCCTTATATAAAGGCGAGATTCTGATTATATGAGCGTTGGCGGTAACATTCAAGCATTGTTACAGGTAAAAAAGAACGGTGCTAAAAATGCCATAGGTGAGCGTGTAAACACATGGGTTGATTGTACATCAATCTTAGGTTGGTTGGACTTATCAACAGGTGATTCAAAGCATACAACTTTTTATGCCAAGGTTCAGGAAAGTACACACGTTTTCTTGTGTGACTTTACCAACCTTAAGAATCTGTCAACTGATTGGGTTTGGAATCCATTCAGTTTTCTGACAGGTGTGATCAGTAAGACGGATGAACAGGAAACCGTTGATGTGACAAGTGACAATGCAAGAATGGTTGTAAATGGTGAAGTGTATGAAATCCTTCTGATTGATGACCCTATGAATATGCATGATCATTTAGAAATCTATTTAAGATTTATAGGGGGTCAGTAGTATGTCAGTTGAGTTTACAGATAACACGGCAAAAATTAAAGCTGCATTATCGGAAGGGGTTATTGGATTCCTTCACGAAGCAGGTGGTGAAATACAGGCACAGACTCAAAGAAACAGCCGGGTTGATACCGGACAAACAAAGGGGTCTTACAAATATATGGTTAATGAAGGAAAAGATGAATCAACTGTTGCTGTAGGTTCAGACCTTGAAAATGCGATTTGGGAAGAATTTGGTACTGGTGAATATGCACTGCATGGTGATGGAAGAAAAGGCGGTTGGGTTTATAAGAGTAAGAAAGACGGTAAATTTTACCATACTTACGGAAAAACACCACGACAACCACTCACAAAAGCATTTCAGAGTGTAGCCCCAAAGATAAAGAAACAGCTTGTAAATGTCATTAAACAGAATTTAGGGGGTTAATTATGGTTGATATGCTTGGTTTTATTTCTGATCAGCTTGATCAACTTGGTATTCCCTATGAATTTGGTGAATGGACGGGTGAAATTAGCTATCCTTACTTTGTCGGTTCGTTCAATGAAACTGAACACAGATTAGAGGACGGATATACAGGCGGTGTGTTTACACTTGACGGTTGGTCAAGGGGGGCAAAATTACCGCTTGCAGAAATAAATGACAAATTAAAAAAAGCATTTGAAGATTTAAGGGCAGTTCAGGAAGGAACTGCTTTTTTTATTACCTATTGGAACGGTTTAATGATTCCAACAGGTGAAGAAGATCTTTTTAGAATTACGATAACACTTAACACAAATGAGTGGAAAGGAGCATAAAAGAATGGGCTTAAAAAAGCATGGTATTACATCTGAAACTATCAAGAATATGATCTTGGGTGCAGGTGTCATTTACAAAAATCTTAAGTATGAGAAACCAAGCAACGGTTGGACTGGTACACCACTTGGTGCAACTTCCGGTGGTCTTAAGTTCAACTATGAGGCACAGTGGCTTGATGTTGAGGTGGACGGTGCAACGGTGCTGATCAAAGGTGTTAGTAAACAGAAGGTTGGTGAATCTGCCACACTTGAAGGGCAGATGACAGAACTTACAGAAGATATTCTTGTAAATGCATTACACCTTGTAAAATCTACTTCCGAAGATACAACCTATGTCAAATATGTATCTAAGGAAAACATCACAGAAGCAGATTATCTTGAAAATGTTGCATATGTTGGAACACTTTCAAGCGGTAAAAATGTAATTATTATTTTACCGAACGCACTCTGTACAGAAGCATTTGAACTGGAAACAAAGAACGCTGAACAGACAACATTTGCTGTCAAGTTTGAGTGTACAGCTGATCTTGAAAACGACAGCTTAAACAAGTTGGATATTGCTATTTACTATCCAAACGCTGTTGTGTAGGGGGTGTGAATTATGCGAGTTGTAGTAGTAAGAGAATATACAGACAAGTACACAGGTGAAGGTCATGTGATCGGTGAAAAACTGGATATGACAGAAGAGAGATTTGCAGAAATTCAGGACAAAGGAATGTTTGTGGTTGATATTTCTGATGAAGTAGTGCAGCAGGAAACACCTGCTGTATCTGCTGAACAGGTAGAAGATCAGGAACAGGAAACAGCAAGTGAACAGACTGAACCTGTTGAACATGAAGAAACATCTGCACCAAAACAGGATAAACCTGCAAAAGGTGGTAGAAGAAACAGATCGAAAAAAGAAAGTGAGGATAAATAATCATGGCAGATTTCAGATTTAAGGATTTAACAGTTGATAACGCATTTGACTTTTGTGAGGTTCTTGCAGTTATCGGAGTAGAACAGGTTATTGGTGCGTTTGACAAAGACGAGATTCAGCAGTTGCAGGAATCCGGTACAGATATGAAAGAAGTTGGTATTGTCATTGCTATGAAGGTGTGTGGCATTCTGATCAAGAACATTTCCAAGGCAAGAAATGAAATCTGTAAGTTTTTTGCTAACTGTATGGAGTGGGACAACGGTACAGCGGTTACTGCTGATGATGTGAAGAAATTTAAGCTGAAACAGTTTGTTGTCATGGTGAAAGATTTTGCTAAGAAAGATGATCTTATGGATTTTTTCGAGGGTGTTGCCGAATTAGTGGGTACGGAACAGAACGATTCGATGAATGCTGCAACCGTAGATATGGTAACCCCTACAGCTATTTAGATAAAGCAATCAGCCGGGGGAAATTAGACGCTACTGTTAGAACAGTCCTGAAACAGGACAATGAAGATAAACAGTGGGACTTATACTGTGCAATCACAGCAAACCCACTTGCTGATGATGTTGGAAATTTTGAAGAATTTAAACAGCGGTTTATGAGTACAGCACCGAAAGTTGAAAAGACTGAACAAACTGAACCGACAATGAACAATGCACAGATTAAGTTACAGGTGGAAAAAGCAAATAAAATTCTGAATGGATTCGTGCCACCGTTGAAAGGGGGTGGCTAATCGTTGGATATTTTTTCGTTGGTCGGAAAAATAACGATCAATTACGCTGATGCGGTGAACAACATTGAAAAGGTTTCAAAGTCTGCAAAGGACACAGCTGAAACACTGGAAGATGTTGATAAAAAGGCAGATGGTGCAGGTGATTCAGTAGAAGATGCCGGACAAGCTGCCAAGAATGCAGACAGTGGATTTACGACATGGAAAGCCACGCTTGCGAATTTAGCATCTACAGCAATCACAAAAGTAATTTCAGGATGTACACAGTTAGCTGAAAAAATGGCAGATGTGACAAAATCAGCGGTTGGTCACTATGCTGAATATGAACAGTTGGTTGGTGGTGTTGAAACACTATTCAAAGACAGTTCCGGTAAACTGATTGGCTATGCTGAAAAGGCATATAAGACAGCCGGGATGAGTTCAAATCAGTACATGGACACAGCAACGTCATTTGCTGCTTCATTGATTCAGGGTCTTGGCGGTGATACTGCAAAAGCGGTTGAACTGACCAACCTTGCTATCACAGATATGTCAGATAACGCTAACAAGATGGGTACTGACATAGGTTCTATACAGGACGCTTATCAGGGTTTTGCAAAGCAAAATTACACGATGTTGGATAACCTGAAACTTGGTTATGGTGGTACACAGTCTGAAATGATCAGATTGATAAATGATTCAGGTGTACTTGGTGAAAAGATTGAAAGTTTGGATAACGTAACGTTTGACCAAATGATTGAAGCTATTCACAAGATTCAGGATAACTTAGGTATAACCGGAACAACAGCACTTGAAGCAGGTACTACAATATCAGGTTCATGGAGTTCAGTACAGGCATTGTTTGAAAATATCCTTACAAAAGTAGGTTCAAAACTTGCACCTACTGTTATGGGATTTTTACAGCAGTTGTCAGACTGGATGGAAACAATAGACTGGGATGCGTTTGCAACGTCTGTCGGTGATGCCCTACAAAGGGTATTTGACTGGATTCAAAAAATTGATTTTACAACATTCTTTGAAAAAGGAATGGACGGTGTTGAAAACTTCCTTGAAAAACTAGGTGGTCTTATTGAAGATGTGCCTAAGATTATTCAAACGTTCAAGGATTGGTCACCACTTATAGCCGGAGTTGCTGCCGGGTTCGTAACCTTAAAGGTTGCAATGGCAATATCATCATTGATTAGTGCCATAACAACAGCATGGACAGCATACAAAACAGCAAACGAAGGTGCTACTATTGCACAGTGGCTTTTCAATGCTGCATTAAATGCTAACCCTATAGTTCTTATAGTCACGCTTGTGGCAGGGCTTGTGGTTGCACTGATCACATTATGGAATACCAATGATGGATTCAGAGAAGCAGTCACAAATGCTTGGGAAAAAATAAAGGAAGTCTTTGGTACGGTTATTGACGCTATCAAAGGCTTTTTTAGTGGATTGGTGGAGAAAGTACAGACTGCATGGGAATCTGTAAAAGAAGCAGTAAGTACCGCCATTGAAGCAATCAAAGGATTCTTCACAGGTTTAGTTGATTCAATCAAACAGGCTTGGGAGAACATCAAAACAGCAATATCTGAAAAGATAGATGCCATAAAAGAAACAGTAACCAATGTGTTTACTGCAATAGCTGATACTGTAAGTGCAGTGTGGGAAACAATCAAGAATGCGGTGCAAGTTGCCATAATGTTTATTGGTGAAATCATCAGTGCTGCATTTCAGATCATCACAATGCCTTGGATGTTTATATGGGAAAACTGCAAGGAATATATCATTGCAGCTTGGGAGTTTATCAAGAACGCTGTATCAACAGCACTTGATGCAATTTCAACTACCATCAGCAATATTTGGAATGCTATTGTTGGATTCCTGACCCCTATATTGGATGGTATTAAAAATACCTTTACAACAATATGGGAAGCAATAAAAACAGCGGTATCAACCGCAATCAACAACATTCAGACGGTTATTACAACCGTATGGAATGCCATTGTTTCATTCCTTAAGCCAATACTGGAAGGTATCAAGAATACATTTACAACTGTATGGAATGCGATAAAATCAACCATTTCTACAGTGCTGAATGCAATTCAGACTACGATTACAAATATTTGGAATGCAATCAAAACGACTGTAACAAATGTAATCAATTCGATTAAGTCAGTAATCAGCAGTGTGTTCAATGCAATTAAGTCTACTATTTCAAGTATACTGAACAGCATTAAATCAACATTTACAAGTGTTTGGAACAGTATCAAGTCAACGGTATCTAATGTGATCAACGGTGTGAAGTCCACTATTTCAAGTGGTCTGAATGCTGCAAAATCCACAGTATCAAATGTACTTGGTGCAATTAAGGAAAAGTTCAGCAGCATCTTTGAAGGTGCAAAGAACATTGTAAGTAACGCTATAAACAGAATTAAAAGTTTCTTCAATTTTTCGTGGTCATTGCCACATTTGAAATTACCACATATTTCAATCAGTGGTTCTTTCAGCTTGACACCGCCAAGTGTACCGCACTTTGGTATTGACTGGTATAAGAAAGCAATGGATGATGGTATGATCATGAATCAGCCGACTATTTTCGGTTACAACGCTAAGTCAAATCAGTTCTTGGCAGGTGGTGAAGCCGGAAGTGAAACGGTTGTCGGAACACAAAGCCTTATGGATATGATCAGGGTAGCGGTTAATGAAGAAAACGCTTCATTACTGGAAAAACTTGACCGGATTCTTACAATCCTTGAAAGTTATATGCCTTTCATTCCACAGCTTGCGAACCTGAAACTGGTGACAGATACCGGAGTGCTTGCAGGTGAACTTGCCCCGGCAATGGATGAAGAACTTGGTAAGATTTTTGATAAGGAAGGGAGAAGATAAGCCTTGATTCAGGGTGTTACGTTTGGAATTAAACACAGTTACGAAGATTTTGGGCTTATCCTTTCTTCAAAAGAAATCGGATTGCCTACACCTAAAACAGAATCAGTCAGTGTAATTGGTCGCAATGGTGACCTTGATCTGACTGATGCATTGGGTGATGATGTGAAGTTTGAAAATAGGAAGTTATCATTTACTTTTTCCCTGTTAAATGGTGCAAGAGATTGGACTGCAACACTTTCCAATCTTTCCAACTATCTGCATGGTAAGAAGATGCGTATAGTTATGGACGCTGATAAAACTTTTTATTACTGGGGACGGTGTACAATCAATAAATTCAAAACAGATCGTAC